GCCTTCCTTCTTTAGTTTGCGAAGTGCTCGTCTTACGAATGCTTCCGAAGACTCTCCGCTTCTAATTCTCTCTTCAAATAAACCTTTTCCTTTATCTCTCATTTTGTTCCTTTCGTGTAAAGTGTTTTGGTTTTTACTTTTTACCTTCTGCTAATTTCTTCCAAGTATTGCCGAGGCTGCTTGTGAGGGCATCGATGTTGACACCTGGGTCGTTAGGGTCAACTCCGTCAAATGCTTTATATCCGCCTGAGTTCTTGGAAGCTGAACCGCCTTTCTTTAAAGGTTTGGTTCCCTCGAATACATCGACGCCATTATAAGACGAAGAGCCGATAGCGTCAAGAAGTTTCTTTTTATTTTCTAAAACCTTTTGTCTCTCGGCTTGATTGATTTGATTCGTTTGCTGTGGGGCTGGTTGAGCCTGTTGTTGAACAGGTGTTGTTTGGCGAGCCTCAGTCATAAGCCCACCTTGAACGCCAGCGATAACTTCTGAAATAACCTTAGACAATAAGCCACTTGACAAGAGTGCGTCTTTTACACACTCTTCTACGATTGGCTGGATAATGTTCTTTAGTTCTGATTTCTTCAATTTTAATCCCTTACGATGTCGTTTAGTAATCTGTTAATTTTGTCTGCTTTAGTGTAGACATTTGTTGTTTTAACTTTGCCCTCGGCTAAAGACATAAAAGCTCCGATAGTGGAAGGGTCTGAAACAAAGTCAAAACAGATAAGGTTGAAGTCGTCTTCAACAACAGTGTTGCCTTGTCTATCCTCGTGAACCGAACCCATTCCTCTTGAGGAAATGCCGAGCGTAACGTTTGACTGAACAAGAGACTGGAGAATCTGCCCCGAAGGTGTGTTGAGGATTTTACACTTCCCCATTACACTGTCACCGTCCCACCAGATTTGAGTCATAAGATGTGAAACGTTCTTCAAGTTTACAACAGAGTCTTCTGGGTGGTCTAACTCACCAAGTGCTCTATTCTCTCTTACCACTTTTTGATAGTTCTCTATTTCTCTTTCCAAGACTTCTCTTGGATAGACTCTACCATTTTGGTTTTTTGCTTTTGCTCTCTGGATAATGCCAGTAAGATACATCGCCTTTCCTTCGGCAACCTCTCGCTTTTCGCTTTCAGTTAGAAAGTCTTGGCACACTCCGCCTTCGCAAAGCTCATAGTATTCTCTTAGTAGAACTTTATTGTTCATTTGTCAACTCCATAAATAATAAAAAGCAGGCTCTCCCTGCTTGGGTTTACTGCCTTTGCAGCAATTACGAACAGGCTGTAACATCCATCTTTTGTTTGCCATTGGAAACCTCGCTTTCATTTGCTTATTTTTAAGCCATTATCGTCAAACAACATTGAAAGGATATAAGAAGTTCCAGAACTCAAACACCCAAGCAAGATTGCCGTTAATGGACTATAATCAAAACTAAATAGTTCGGTTTGACGATTTAGACTCCATAAAAGCAAACCAATCCAAAAACCTAGACACATAGGGCACCTGAACAGTTCTCCTAGTTTTCCTTTGGTTGGTCTTATGGGGTTGAAGATAGAACCGTAGATTAGAATTTGGGTGAGCCCGAATGCGGATAAGATGAAATAGGTGAGGGATAACACTTGAGTTCCTTTCTAGTAAACTCTATAGTAAGACTTGATAGCGGGATATTTTGGAACAGTTCCCTTTTCTGCTTCTTGAGGAACCTCGCCGAGTTCTGTCGAGTCTTCTTCTGAAGGCTCTGTGACCGACTGGACTATAGCGTCTTCAAGTGCGTCGTCGTGCGTGTAGTAAGGCTTTTCTTCTTCGATAAAACGACCGATAGAATAGATAACTACTTCTGTTTCGTTTGCACCGTTAGTTGCTTCTGGATAGGTAGCCTGGATTGTTCCATAAACGTTTCCTGCTTGAACAGAGTCTCTAACAAGAACACCCTTTCTACCGAGGAAGTCGAATAGTCTGTCCTGGGCTGCATAAACATCGTCAGACATTTCATTCTTAGGGAAAGCAAGGACTTGCTTCTTTTCTGGCTGAACTACGATGTCTATATCTGCGTGGTCGAAAATAGCATAATCGCCTGATAGGGTTTTACGAAGAGCCATTTTCATTTTAGGATTATAAACTACGTTCTTCTCTTCTGGCTCGCCAATCTGAACTTTGATATCTTCATTCATTTGTCTCTACCTCACGGACAAGACCTTGAATCTGCATAATCTTTTTGATAGCAGGTTCATCAAGTTTAGTTTCAGTCAGGCTGTCTAAGAACTCCAAAACCTGCTCTGTCTTTTTAACCATCTCTGGGTCTGAGCTAACCTCTTTTGCGTCTAATGAAGCCTTAACCTTATCTCGAAGTCTTCCGACTTCTTCGTTTAGGTAGGTCTTAAGAGAAATGCCGTTGTCTGAAACGGAGTAGATATATTTTGAAACAACTTGCTGTTGCTCTTCGTGAAGCTTTCCTGCATAAGCTTTATTAAACTTATTTGTAAAAGTCTTATAAGCGATAGAGTCAATGTGCTCTAAGATTTCTTTTTCAGTCTTTTCTTCTGCCTTTGTCATCTCTGTGAGAAGCTTGTCCTCAAGGATAACTTTCTCGCTAGGAGAAACGTTGTCGGCGAATAGCTGACCAATAGTAGCCATAGTCTTGTAGTTTGGAACAAAGTTAGAATAAACTTCTTGTCCCAACTCTACGTTAATCTTCTTTATAAGTCTAGACTGCTCTGAAAAGATGTTCTGGGTGTTGAGTTTATCTCTGTCCCTGCGAACTTCTGAAATGATTCTCTTTGCAAAGTCCGACTCTGCCTCTTTAAGCTCCATTAGAACCTTATAGGACTGCAAGTCTTTGTAAAGAACTCCACGTTTGGTGAAGTGCCTTTTGATAATCTTTGCGATTTTTGTTTGTCTTTCAGAGTCATTGGCTACTACTGACTTAGCCATTTCCTTGATAAGAGTTTCAAATAGGAATGCTGTGTTTCTCTTTTTATTATGCTTAAACTTCATTTTGTTTGTTATCCTTTTAATTGCTTATTATTCTTCTTTTCAAGTTCTTTCACAATTGACTTGACTTGCCAGTCGGTCAATTCTTGATTCACTTCAAGAAGCAATTTTTCGTCTGCGTCAGTGTAAGTAGTTTCATTACCCTCGTAAATGCCACGAGAAAGGGACTTCAAGTCAGACATTCCTGGCATTACATTACGTGGAGTGTTGGAAGCAGTTTCATCTGACCATTTAGACTTTATAGAGCGAGTTCGAGCGCCCGATGGACGTGAGTCGACTTTCTCTGGGTGGTAAACTTTTCCTTTTGCTCCTGGTGTGAGATATCCATCTCTCTTACCAGGTGCTGATAGAAGTGCTGACTCTGGCTCATCTCCGCCTTCGTCTCCAAGGTCAAGGTCGCCTCCGCCTTCGTCACCGAAGTCATCGTCTCCGCCGAAGTCTCCTCCTCCGCCGCCTTCGCCAGCTTCGGGAGCCTCACCTGCTGCTTCAATAGCTGCGGTAAACTTAGAGTCGTGGAACATCTCTCTTTGAATGCGAATAACTTCTTCTTCTGTAAGTCTAAAAATGTTTCTATAAACCCAAGCCTTTGAGAAGTATCCTTCTGTTGCTGAATCAGCAACCTCGAACTTAGTCTTCATGTGCTCTAACTCTTGCATCGCTGCTATCTGTGAAGGGTTGTTTAGCCTTAGACCGAACTTGGTCAAGTCCTCGCCACGATAACCAAGAGTGTAAAGGTGAATAATTCCAACCTTTTCTAACTCTGCGATAACAGAACGCTGAAGTCTTTGAATAGTTCTTGCAAAGCGAATGTCTTTTTGTGCGAGTGTTGCTTTATCCTCGTCTGCTCCCTCTGAACGAGAAAGGTAAGACTGAGGAATCTTGAGTGCTGCGAAGAGCTTGTCTCTCAAATATTTTACGTCGTCGATGTCGCCTGTGTAGGTTCCACCTGGAAGAGACTCAATCTTTGTGCTCTCGCCACCACGGACAGGAATAAAATAATCCTCGTCAATAGAAAGTGGGTTGTAGCGAAGATCGACTCGTCCAGTGTTTGCGTCAACAACTTGATTTTTCTTCATAGTTGTTACGACCTTCTGCATGTATTGCTCTACGTCTTGTGGAGAAATGTTACCGACGTCAACATAAAAAACTCTTCGCTCTGGTGAGCGAGTGATTCTATAGGACATCATAGCGTCTTCTAAAAGGTGAAGTTGTCGCCAGATGCGTCGTGCTGGTTCTAAAATAGAAGTTCCATAAGGAGCATATTTATCATTGCCTAAAATGCGGAAGTGTGCTACCTGCCAGTTCTCGAAAGTAAGTCCAGCAGAGTTCCATTGGTATTGAACATAATTAGGGTTGGTTGGGTCTTCGCCTTCTAATCTTTCTACTTCTGCTGGTGGTAGTGGAATAAAAGACTTGACGCCAATCTTGTCGTCAATATCAACATAAAGAAAATAGTCTCCATATTTACACATGGTTCGGCACCAACCGTAAAGGTTGAAGTCAACGTTTAAGACGTTATTGTAAAGAGACTCTAATGTAGATTTAATCTCTTGGTTTGGGCACTCAATGTTTATCATATTGTTGAGTTCGTTATGATAAGTCATTTCGTCTGCATAGATATCTAAGGACGATGCGATAATAGGCTCGAACTCCATTTGGTCGAAGTCGACATAACGCTCAAAGCGGACTCGGTTGTTCATCGCATCGGAGTTTATTTGCTCGAATGGGTTGTACTGGTTCTTCTGGAATTGCTTACCAGAAGCAGAGGTGAAGCGAGTGGCGTAGTTGTCCATCGCTTTTCTCTTGAATTTTCTTCTGTTCTGCTGTCGCCTATTTACAATAGGTCCAGAGAATAGTCTCGTTAGTCGCTTAAATAAAGCCGAGTCTTCGTTTTTGATATTATCGTCTGCCATCTATTTTACCCCTTAAAAAGACCAGGGAAGTTGGTCATTATTTGTTTCATTTGTTGAACCCCATTAGGTTCCCCATAGTTTACCATACCTGGAATAGTTGTGTTAAGCTTTGTTTTAGAAGTAGTCATTGCTCCCAAGAGAGCCTTCTTGTATTCAGAGTCTCTTTGGTTTGAAACCAATGCTGTGTCCCTTACCCAACAAGCAATAGCCATGGACATTACAAGGTCATCGTTATAACCTCTCATAGCCTCGGGCTTGCCATTGTTCCAGACGAATGTCTTCAATTCATTGTAAAGACGATTCGATACAATGCTAATTAGGTCATTTCTTATAAATTCTTCTAACTTGGCGATTATTAGTGGTCTTGTTTTCATTGAAGTTGTAAAACCGAGAACAGAACGGCTGTTAGACCTTGCTGCGGATGCGTCGACATATTCGTGAGTTGACTTGATAGAATAGTAGAGGTTTGGGTAAACCATTTCTTCTAACTTCGTTAGAACGGAATAACCGACATTATTATTCTCCACAACAAGCAGACACCCACCATAGGACTTGCCTACGTCTGCCAAAAACATAGCGTAAGTGTCTAGGTCTACTTTGCCTTGGTATTCCGCTGCTTGAGTCATCTCTGTTACGTTTATAACTTGGAATGCTGAAAAGTCTTTTCCGTCTCCACGGGCGACGTCAGCTACAAGTAGATAAGAGTGCTCTGGGTTGTAGTCTTCCCAAATGTAGTAGTTTCTATCAAACCCTGCTTTGTGAGGAGGTGGAGTGATAGCATTCATTATCCTTTCTATGTCCTCGGTGTTAATAACCGTTTCACCAGACATATTGAAGTTACACTCTAGCTCTTGTGCGATTTGCCTACGAGACATATTTCTCGTCTCTTTATCGAACCAGTTTTGGTCTCTGTCTGGGTGAACGTCCCAAGGAAGACAAGTAGGGTGAAAGTCGTTATTAGATTCTTCCGAGTCAACATAGGTTTGGTGAAACCAGTTTCCGACACCATTGGGTGTGGAGAGTGCGATGCAACGACCACCAGTTGATAGTGTGGGATAAAGACCTGTCCATAATTCTGCTAAACCTTCAACGTGTGCTGCCTCGTCTATTACAAGAAGAGATAGTGCTTCTGAACGACCAGCGTCGGCTGATGTGGAAGTTGCTTTGATTTGTGAGCCATTAGATAACTCGAAAGAAGTTCTATTGTCCACAGAGATGTTTGCTATTCGCATCCACTCTGGAACGTTTCTCATTATCGCTTTTACCTTCTTTACCAAGTTGGCTGCTGTGCCGAACTTTGTAGCCATAACAAGAACATTTTTATCTTTGTGAAACAACATCATCCAAACAACATAACCTGCTGTTACGGTTGAGATGCCCAACTGACGTGCTTTTAGAATAACGTTGAAGCGATGGTCGTTGAAGTCTCGTAAAAGTTCGTCTTGGAAGTCGTAGGTTCTAAACGGAATAGACCCGTGCATCGGATGTGAAATCTTTGCGTAGTTGTTTAGAAAGTAAACGGGGTCTTTGCCGCATTGGACGATTTCAGATAAAATCTTTTTCTTGGTGAGTTGATAAGACATTCAAGCCTGTGCTTTCTTTATGATGGTTCGCCTACGAAACCTGCATCGATGTTTTCGATGACTTTGAGCAATAGTTCTTTAAGCTCTTTGTTAGAAACTCCTTCATCAAAAAGGGTGTTTAGAATCGCTTCTATCTGGCGCTCAGACTCCTCCGCAACGTTCTCGTTCATCACGTTACCTTCTAGTTCTCTTGCTGCTGCGTGGAGTGCGAGGGCAAC